TGAGTCGATTCCGCTCGCTCTCTGTGGTGCAAGCCGCCAATTTTTTATTGAAATCATCTTCGCTGATTCCTGCCCAATTAAGGGCATCAGCCAGAGACCCCGTTACTTGGCCTACTTTTGCTGTTTCGTTCGCAGATTCAATCAGACCTTCAATGGGAAGAGAGTCGCCGAAGGTACCAAAAACTCCCGCTGCAATATCAGTCCAGGTAGCAATATCCTGCTCACTTCGAGCCAGCTTTGCCAGAAGCTGAGAGGCTTCCGTCGCTGTGTCAGTGTCGCCGAGAATACCATAAAACGCACTGTAAGCCTGCTGCGCTGCCCCAGCGCTCATCCCCGCAGCGTCAAAGGCAGTATTTAACTTGCCTTGCGCAATCCGATATTCTTCCGTCGTTTGATCTAAATTCCAAATTGCAGAAACTAAACCACTAAAGGCAGCAACCGCTTTTTGAATACCGTTTGAAATAAGGTCAGCAAGGACACCTTTTGCGACAGTAAAACCGTCAGACATTTTGGAGGCTGAATCTCCGGCCCCGCGAGCCTCGTTCGATAAATCATCTAATTCTGATTTTAGTGCCGCAGCCTTTTCTTCCGCCGCACTTAGTTCTTGGGCAAGGTTTTCTGTTTCTTCCGACGCGTACCCATTTTCTTTCGCAGATTTATTAAATGCATCTGTTAATTTCTCTACATCTGCTTTCGCGGCTGAATATTGACTTGCCAACAGCTTTATTTTGTTTTTTGTCGTCTCGGAACTTTTTGCGACCTCTTGAAACTTTTCGCTCAATCCTCGACTTTCTTTTGTTGCATCGCTGACTGCTTTTTTATACTCTTTTGTGTCCAGTGATATCTTTGCGTAAAGATCAAATAGGTTAATCGGTGCCACCTCCCATCTGAAATGGCACCGCTTAACCCTTCTCTGTCAACACTTAGACAGAGGCAATTTTCTTTTTCATGTGTGCAATAATTTCTTCCGGATTCCTGGTTTTCTCCGGTTTATGAATAGAAATATCATTCCATCGCTTGGCAATATATTCTCCACGACCAACCAGAGCAACATTTTGAGAAATGTTCTGCAAGCAATCTGCTATATAGGAGCGATATCTTTCCTCCCTGTTTCTTTCCCGAATAACAGAATAAAGCGCAGTTATCATAGCCCGCGTTCTCATTGCTGGCATAGATAGAAGGGCGAGAATTACTTGATCTTGTCCTCCCGCCCAAACGATTTGAAAAAATCCAGAAATTCCTTGTCCTTAAACGCTTCACGCACCTGTTTTATCGTTTCCATGGCATTTTGCTTGGCGATTTTATCAACTGTAGTTTCATTGAGTACAGCCAATAAACCAAATACATCAGCTCGATGGTCTTTCAGCAGTAGAGGTACGATCTGTGCGCATTTATGGGCGGCGAATACGTATAATTCTGCGATACTTTTCCCTTTGCTGTCAAACTTCTTCCCTAATTCATCAAGCAGTGCTTTGTCAGCTGTGATATTGGCAATATAGGGTGTCAGCTCACACAGTAAGTCCAATGCTCGTTCAGTGGTTAACTCAGACAGTTTCATAAAATCATCCCTCCGAAGGTGCGGCGCTGTAAAACTCCATAGGCATAACATTCTGTGTAGAAATGGACACATGGCCCGTTAGCTCCACAGATACTTGTCCTTTTCCATTTTTTGTGGTCTGAAGAGTAAACCCACCTGTGGATAGAGCATTTTTCAGGCACACAGCCACCATACCACCATCTGCACGGTCACCTACCCACCAAAGGTCCGCAAAGTCAGTCTGCTTCAGGGAACTACGGGGAGCAATTTTGCTGGCGGTCACATCCGCCGCTCCCAATGAAAAACGAATAGATTCCGGAGATGTACCCAGAGAGGTAAAGGACATCATGCACTCCCATCCATCCAAATGTTTAAGTTCTTTCGTATTGATGGGGCAGTTGTCCACATCCTCTCCCATGTCGGAGTAGGTGGGGACGCAAGATGCATTAATGCCACCAGTGGTAGGGCATACAATGTCTTCGTCGTCCGGTGCCGTAGGCGTATCAGGGTTGAAATTTTTCAGAAGAACTCCCGCGTCAAGCTGCATTTCCTCGAATGTGCTTTGCGGGATTACAGTAAATTTGCCCATGTGGGCCTCCTTTCAACTGAATGTCAGATATTCAGCGGTAATATTGATGTAACGGCGTTTAATGGCCGTGTCTTCTTCGTATGTGAGGCTTTGGCACCACGGGGAACCACGCTTGAGCCAGATAACCCCTTCATCGCAGGGAAGATATACCCCGCCGTATCCAATGCGCTTGGATAGTTCTTGGGCCTTTTCGTCCGGGATGGCCTCGCTCTCCGTGCGGAACCACAGGTTGACCGTCAAGCCCACTTCCCCCGCGTCAAAAGCGCTGTCGATGTACTCGTAGGTGCCGTAAGGCATGACCACGTCGTTTGGGACAGAACTGGCCCGGTAAAATGGCATGAACTCATTGAACCAGGCATACAGGGCCTTGTTTTTGGTCATAGCGCCCCGGCCTCTTCCCATGCCCTATAAATCTTTGGGCCTTGCAGGGCGAACCAATCTACCATTTCTTCGTTTTTTGCCCATGCGCCAAGAGTCGGATTACTACTGTCTGAAAGCCCACTTTCACTAAAAAATGCGTGGACAATTTCGTGCCGGATTGTCTCTTTTTGAACACATTCAGTCACATCAGGATTTTCGTGTTCGTATTCCGGGTGGGTCGCCATTTCGCAAATTACAAGTTGTTTTGTGCAATCGTCGCTGTAGCCGCTAATTCCAAGAGATTGAAAAGATGCGTCCTCTCTGTATTTCCTGAGGGTAATTGTGTACTCTGTTCCCAAAATATTGATGATCATGTAGTTAGCGCCCACCTTTCAGCGGTGAAATATTTCAGCGGCAGTGTGGAGGAACGGGGCGCGACCTTTTCTTCTGGATTGGAGGTCACCCGGTATGTCTGGCCTGTCTCCGTGTCCTTGAATACGTCGTTGTACTCAATGGGTACGGCCTTGTCCACCAGCGCGGAGTAGAGGCTTGTCACGCCCTCCTTTTCCGCTCTCCGGGCCTCCATAGAGGTGTCCAGCGCCTGATAGTTGGTAAACTCCGCGCCCTCTGTCCACTCCACGATGTACCCGCCTGCACCATCGGGGACACGTTTCTTTTCCAACAGAATACAGGTACGAGCAAAATCATCCAACAAACTCATATAATACCTCCGATCCTCCGCCAAGTATTCAGGCGGCCCTTGAAAACATCCTGCCATCCCACAGCCACGCCACTTGCATTGGTAGCTTTGCTATACGAATAACCACCAAAACTCTCACTGGTATATGGGCCAGGGACGCCATTTTTCTCGTCCCAGGCAGCAATTTCATCTGCAAGAGAGATGACCGCTTTCGGCACCGCCAGCGCCCACACAGCGCCATCAAATGTTTCCTCGGTCATGTCCTTTGCCGGGTATTGGTGGAGGCCATCATTAAAGACAGACCCCACCACCCGGAAATACTGCCCTGTTTGCAGGAAGGGCAGCGTAATGCCGCCGTCCTGCACGGTGAACTCTCCGGAGTGAATGCCATCAGGCACCAAAAACCAGTTGTTCAGGTGTTGCAAAACTTGCTCCAGCATCACGCCGCCCTCCTTTTATTGCTTTGCCCGGGCTTTCGTTTTGGCTTGCGGTTCAAACGTTGCCCCTGTAAAGGTAAATTTCACCACGCTGGAATCATCAACAAGCATCTCGAAGGTGTCATCCTTGGCCACCCGAAAGACAATATCTGCGTCAAACGGGATGTTTTCCTTTGTGGGAGAACCGTTTTTCTTGAAGGTCATTTTGGTTCCTGTCTTGGTCAGATGGAACGGGAAATAATACCCGCTCTGCTCGTCCGGCTCGCTGCTGAACTCCGTATAATCAGAAACATAATGAAATGTTCCAATCACAGATCCGTCAGCCTTTACCGCCAGATCATCACCGACTAAATCAGAAACCTGTTTCCCCAATAGGGTCTGACTGCTGAGGAATAGCGTTAAGATGTCAGACCCAATTAACCCCCCGGCGATACAGTAATTTTGGCAATGCCATCCAAATACTCAGCCCACAGTTTCATGCCCATAATGGCGTAGCTCTCACCAACAGCGGTGCTGTAGTTCCCCTGAGCGTGGAAGCCAATGAGGTTGGTCTCGCCCTGCACGGTGTAATTCAGCCCGAGCCGCGCAAACTCGCTGTCGCCAGGATCTGCATAATACAGGTCAATGTTTTCAACGGGAGTAGCGATTACAGTGTTCCGCGCGATGGCGGTATTACCAGAAACGGTAGCGGGAAGCAGGAACAGGGTGGAATATCCCATGAAGTCCTTGACGTAGTTGATGCCAAACTGGGTCTGCACAGTGATGTCCGCCGCGCCCAGGTAATCGTAAGCATCCAGGATATTCGCAAATCCGACGACAGAGGTCACGTCCTTTGCCATGCCTGCGAATTTATTCAGCACCTCGCCTTGGGCCTTTGCAAGTGCGGCCTGCCAAGTGGTGGCGGTTCCCGTCAAAGAACCAGTGTTCAGAAAGGTGTAGAAATCACCCAGCACCACGTTTTGCAATTTGGTCAGGAAAGCGTCGTCGCTCTTTTCCACGGCAATTTCCGCACCATACTTGTCCACGTCCTCGATGGGGACTGCCTTGGCATACTTCTTGATGGTCAAGTCAGCCTTTGTCGCCTGAGTAATGGTGGCCTTGCTGTACGGGATCACATTACCGGGGTCAACGTCACCATCCTCCAACGTAACGTCAGCCGTGTAAGAGATTAGCTGCGTGCCAGGGGTCTTTCGGATGGGCCGCATGATGCCCAGAATGGTGCGAAGCGCATCCCAGTTATCGTTAAACCGGGTAACAAAGTCCACCTCGCGGGCGGTAACGCTGGTATAGGTATTGGGGAGAGAATCCCTCGGATTAGTCAAGCTTTCAACTTTCGTAGCAGCCATTTAATTCAGTCCTTTCATGTAATTTGGTTTTCCATGAGCACCTTTTGACGCTCTGCGGCAGACATGATATACCGGCCATGATCATCCTTTTTGTAAATGTCCGCCTTGGTCATTGCACTCCCGCCGCTATTTACAGGAGGTGCGGCAGTCTGCGCTCCCTGGGTGGTTGTGGTTTGGATAAAATCCGACCACTCACTTTTGATGCTTTCTGTGAGCTTGTCCACATCCTTGACAGCACCCTTGTCATCCAGCTCCACGCTGTCCACATCAGACACACGAAGCACGGCATCAAGGCGTTTGTCGCTCACCCCGGCTTGTTTCAGAAGTTCCCGGTATGCCTTTTCCTTGGCGGCACGGGTCTCCTTCTTGGCCTGTTCGCTCTTGTAGTCCTCAAATTCCTCTTTGATGGCCTCGTATTTAACCTTCCAACTGTCCTTCTTTCCAGCCTCAAGGTCATTCTGCGCTTTTTCGAGCTGCCGCTGTACCTCGGGCAGTGTTTCCGCATCGGCCTTATACTTTGCCACATCGGCTTTCAGGCCCTCCACGGTTTCGGTGTGCATATTGATAATCTCGTCGATTTTCTCGTCCTCAATGCCCATAGCCTTGAGGGCCCGTCTGGTAAGTGCGATAAGTCATTCCTCCTCTTCGTATTTCCATGCATAATTTCCAGCGCTTTTGCTCCATCCAGACAACGCATTGTTTATTGCTTGCCTTGAAATCCCTGTAATGTCAGCAGCGTATGAAATGCTTTTGTACTCGGCTACTTTTTCGCCGCCCAACGTATATTGGGAAACCTTTTTCGCCTTGCTGTAATCGATGTTGTGCTGTCTGGAACACCACTCCAGATTTTCTACACGGTTATTACTTGGGTTTTCGTCTTTGTGATTTACTTCTGGAAGATTTTCTGGATTGTCAAGGAACGCAAGCGCAACCAGTCGATGAACTGAAAAACTATTATGAACATTGCTTTTTGACAAATGAACGAATTTATATTTCCCGGCCCTGGTTCCTTGCTTAAGCAGCTTTCCACTTACCCTGAACGACCCCCTTCCATTGTTTATAACCCTCGGGAGAGAAATTACTTCGCCCTCATCGCTCACTGCATATAATCCTTCATATCCAGCGACTTCTCGCCACATCGCCATAATCAGTCTCCTTTTCTTCGGCCCCGTTCCTTTGGGGGCGACTGTGATATAAAAACCGCTGTGCTTCGCGGTGTTTACCAAAAAGAAAAAGCGTGGGCAACCAACTACAATTTGTAGTCAGTTACCCACGCTCGGGTCTTCCGTCTCAACGCTTAAAGCCGGGAGCAATATTCATTTGATTTCGGATATTCCGCCGTTTCCACCCTTGTTTTTGATAAATCAATAGAAGCACATTCCGTCTTTAATCGCTCATTTTCTCGGATTAGGTCAGCCACTCGCTTTTGATTGGCATTCTCGCAAAAATCCTTCCACCAATTGCTCACATTCTCACTTCCTCCCGCTTGATATGTATAATTTTAACACCATCCTTCACGGGAATCAACTCTATTCTGTCCCCTTTTGCAAGGATGGCCTCAATGGCTTTGATTCGCTTTTCATCCATCATGCGTTCTCCAAACTATCTTCAAGAATGTCTCTATATTCTTGTGTATGGTCTTTTGCCGCTGGTACAATAAATGGCCTTGCCGGGTTTCCTGCTGTCCAGTGCCAATTCCCCTCGTCGTCCTGATAGACCCACGGTGGACTGCCACCCGCAACATATTTGCCAGTACCTAATTCCACATAGGGTGCGTACTCAACCCCTTGCACGCCAACATATACTTCCTCTCCGTCTACCAGATAAGAGACATGGCTTGCAAGGTTCCCAGTGTCCCACGCCTTTTGGTCCCTCAATGACTTTACAGCGTAATTCACCGCTTTTTGCCCGATAGATTCCATCCCCCGCTCTAAAGCGTTTTGGAACGCAGCCAAAATCTCTCCGCTGTTGTCCTCGAACGTATATTCAAAACCATGCGTTGAAAACGTCTGCCTTGCCATTATTTCACCCTCTTTATTTTGGCTCGTTTCTTTTGTTCATCAGTTAAAATCGACTTAAAGCCAACCGTTTTACGTACACAACTGCAGCGGCAGCTATAAATATTCCATCCGCTTGCGCCCATACTCTTGTCTCTTGGGAACATCATTTTTTCCCCTCCGACATTAAACGGCTCATCTTCCTTTTTCTTCTGTCCATCCGCTCTCATGTGCGCAGGGCGTGTCCATGCGTCATGCCCTGATACCCATTCCTTTTCTATAATTGCCCCTTTGCTTTTCAGGTCGTCTGCTGCATCTTGCCTCCCAGCCTCCATAGCAGTCAAGGTTGCCGTTCTTGCGGTTCGCAGTGCGCTTGCTCGGTTCATTTTCGGGATACGGGCCTGTAAATCAGTTGCTATCTTTCCAATGCTCGCACCTGTTAAAAGCCCACGGGTCACCGTCTTTGTAATTTGTTTTTTCCCCCATGCAAGATCAATTCCTCTACGGAGTGCCTTTTTTGCGGGATAATATGGCATCAAGTCTGGTTCTTCTACAATAAGGCGACTGACAAGTTTTTCATTCCATTGCAAAAAATTCACGTTTGTAAGATTGTCTCGAATAGGCTTCGCAAGTTGTTCCTGCATCCATTTCCGGTTCATTGCGTAAATTTTCGCAATATCGTCGTTCACATAGGCAATAGCTACTTCGTTTGCCTTTGTCATGCGCTGCGCTATCTTCTCTCGCAGAGCCTGATACCGTTCTCCCCGTCCGATCTGGTTGAGCCGCCATTGCTTATAGTCCTGCTCCGTCCAGACTTTGCCATTTATCTCCGTGCCGATCAGGGCTTTCATTTCCTCGTCTCGCTCACGGAACCGCTCAAAGTAAATTTTGATAGCGTCGGAAAGCTCGTCCCGCGCCTCTCGGTAGACTTTGGCAATACGCTTTTCCAGCGCGGCCAGTTCCTTTTCGGTCAGACGATGGGCTTCATCAGGCTTCGGCATCCTCCGTCACCTCGGTTTCCTCTTCCACCTCCGGTGGGAATGTTTCTTCTTCCAACCGCTCTGTTTCCTCCGCCGCCTTGCGCTCCATCAGCGCGTCGTATTGGTCGGCGTCGCCGTTGATGGTCAGCAACTTTTTGGTGATGTACTCGTCGTCGTAGTAATCTGCGCCCATGAGGATGGTTTGGGTTTCCTCCGACTTGTTAATAATTCGGCTGCGGGTATAGCTTGGCTCGTCGTCAATGCCCGCCAAGGCCAGAATCCCAAGAATAAATTCTGTTACGCTGGCCTCAAAGTCATCTACCTTGAGATCAAGAGGCGTGTAGCTGGCGGCAATGGCCGTGGCCGTTTGGTTTCCAGCTGATACCGCCGAGCTGTCAAACGCCTGGAAATCTTCGTACAGCTTACATTTGAGCATGTCGATGGTCGCCTCAGTACCGCTGAACGGCGCTTCAATGGTGTGCGGTTCGGCTGTTGCTCCCTCGTCCCCCTCAACCCCGGCGTGAACGATATGCGTCGTGCGCACTTTGTCCAAGAACTTTGCATCATCCATATCCTCCATACCACCGCAGTTAGTCAGCACCCAATAGATCAGATTCCCCTCATCGACATTGTTGACCATGTTGGAGGTACAGAGGTCGAGCGCATCCACAGTATTTCTCTTTCCGGTCAATTCTGAGAGAGCATCTTCACCATTTTTTAGTGGCACAATTGGGAAGGATGGGTAATTCTCGCCGTCGTAGATTTCCGTCCCATCTGCCTCAGTGCTACGCAAATGCAGGATATAAGACCGCTTTTCTTTTTTGACTGTCATATCTTCACCGCTACGCTGGATGTAATCCGTGTATCCGTCCTCTTCGTACAGAGTTGCTCGCAACGGCTTGTCTTTCGCCACCTGCCAGAAACGGATGCCGGCCATCAGTGAGCCATTCTCTTCATCATAGAGAGGAACAAATTCCCGCAACTTGAACACGTCCACATGGTCGAGATTCCAAAAACCAAATGAAACGCCAGCAATCAGGGCATATTTCCCGGCACTGACTATTTCCAAGTCAAACTTCTTGCCCAGTTTGTCCTTTGTTGCATCGTTCTGAAATGTCACACCATTGCCCAAGAGATAGGAAACCTCTTGCCGTACATCAAGTCCAAAAAAGCTGCTTGCGATCTTGTGGTTCGCCGTGTACATATCCCTATGAGCACGACCCTGCATATCGTATATAATTTTCTCGTAGCGGTTGATTGTCGGATTCTCGCCCTTAAAGTATAGTTCAGCATCTACCGCCATTTTATATGCCTCGCTGCCTTTGTGCTCATTGATCGCCCGCCTGATAAAGCCTATTCTGGCCTTTTCGTCCTTGCCTACAGCAATCAGGTCCTGATATGTAACCAAAAAAATCACCTCTCCCACAGTGGGATATATTGCTGTTGTCCCGCCTTGCGCACCTTATGCCGAAGAATGGTCATTGTGAAGTAACGTATATCATCCATGGCATGGTCGTTCTCTTTGATAGGCTTGTCCTCCGTGGATTTTTCATCCCAGCGATACAAGCCGAACTCCCGGATCGCGTCTTTGCAGCTCCGACATACCTTGATCGTCCCGTCTTGGATATATCGGGCCGTAGTAGCAATCCCCGGAATCACATCATTGACTGCCTTTTGTACCCTGAACCTCTTGTGCCGCCGGATGACCTCAATAAACGATGCTGCCGACGGGTCAATGACAACGGACTTCACTGGCAAATTACCAGCCAGCTTTTCCAGTTTAATATAATATTCCTCGTCGGTCTTGTTACTGCGTTCATCCCGCCCCGAGTAGTAGTATTCCCGCACCCGCGTAGCCGCCTTGCCATTCCAGCACCACAGTCCGGCGGAAAATGGGTTTAATGTGCCATAGTCACAGGACATATAATACTCACCACTCTCCGGCACCTCGTCCGTAATGTTTCTCTCATCAAACATAGGATACACCAGCCCCTCCGCCACAACCCACAACCCTCTAATGAACCGATCATAAAACACGCCGGAAAACATGGATTCATACTGCTCAATGACCTTCTCCGTCAGCCCTGGGTTATCTCGCATGGTGAAGTGGAGATACAACGCATTTCTTTCATCATGCTTCTTAATCCATTCCAGATAAAACCAATGCTGCGGGCTTTCTGGGTTGCAGGAGAACCATTTCTTGTTCCCATCCACAGAACAACGCGCCAGGGCCTGTTCCACGAAGGAACGGGGCATAAGCGCAACCTCATCCAATAGAACACCTGCCAGCGTTCGCCCTTGAATGAGCGCCGCGCTGCTTTCATTCTTGCCGCCAAACACCTCAAACCAATTTGTCGTAGTTCCCCGGCGCACCTCAAGTATCTTCTCTGACCGGCGCCAGCGCATGGTATACTTTTCTTTTGCCAGTGTCATAGCTGTGAAAGGGACAATAATATTCTTTGAGCATGAATCAACGGTTTTCCCGCAAATACCAAACCGCTGACCAGAAAAGTTTTCCATGGCCCAGCGAACAAACGCCCACATCATGATAGAGGTTTTGCCCGATCGGACTGCACCGTCACAGATAATGGCATCATATTTGGAGTATGGGAATGCAAGGATTTTCTTTTGTTGTGGACTAATCATCGCTTTCCAACCCTTCCGCCAGTTCTCTCAAACTCTGGCTCAAACCATCTTCCTTGGCATCATTCCCAGGACCACCGCCAAAGGCTGTGAATTTATCAATCAGTGTCCCAAGCGCTGTCGTAACCTCTGCGGCGCTGCGCGCATTCTGAATCTTCTCTGGAAGAACGGCAAGTCCTACCTCAATAATATCGCATACTGCTTGCCTGCGACTTTCCATGTAGGCCAGGATATCGGCGGTATTTTCTTCCTTTTTCTGTTCTAACTTTTCCTCAATGTCTCCCACCTTGTCCAAAACTTTTCTCACTGTTTCCCACGAGACGCCGTTTCGTTTGGCAGTGAAATTGACCGACTGGCATTCCAGATAATCAGCCACTATTTTCTTTTTCTGCTTATCCGTCAACCGTGCAGCCATAACTAACCTCATCAATAAAAATCTATTTTTGGTGGTTCCTCTTGGAATCGAACCAAGGCCCGGCAGTTATGAGCTGCCTGCTCGACCTTCGAGCTAAAGAACCGGATACCCCTTTCGGGGTATATCGGGGGTTTTGTCAGGCTTCCCGAAGGCCTGTTTGTACTTCCGCACGCACCTTCACTTAGATTGTCTGCGTCTCCAACCGCAGCTTTCAGTGAAATGGCGAATGGTACGTGCTTCGGTTCACTTCACGGCCGCAAAGCAATTTGCTGATTCGATGGGAGCACAATCTCCTTCCATCAAATTTCCCCAGCTGGGAATGGTCACCCGTTTTGGAGTTGCACCAAAATCCGCTCTGGCCGGGTGATAGGGAGACGAGAACAAGGCTCGCGCTCCCAAAGAAAAAGGAGGTACGCCCGATATTGAGACCGCCTCGGAGCCGGGCGAAGGAGGAAGAAAATCTTCTGTTTTATACATAGCGGCAAAGAAAATAAATTTTCTTTGCCTGCGTATGTATAAAACCATTTCCTGCCTAAATTATATCGCAGCCCTCCATTTCGGTCAAATTGTTAGACGATCTTAACACTTTGTTTACAATTTCGATTTTGTTTCTGTGTACGTAATTCCAACCGCATACGCCGCCCATACATCGGAAGAGAACCCATAGAACCAATCTGGGTTCTTTTTGGTCCCCTTCCCGTTTTTTAGATCATGGGTTGCAAATCGGTCAATCAGTGCGCGGCGGATATTGGCATCCTTGGCCCTGCTGTCATGGCAGAGATGGAGTTTTTCATCCTGGCGGTATATGTAGTCCACTGGCTTCTGTGCTGCTTGCGTGAATCTCCCCACCCATTCGCAGGTTTCAAAAACATTGCGTCCAACCGGCATGCCATAGCTTGCCAAACGCTCAATGACTACAAAATCATACGCCTCCAACTGGAGAACCAAAAGGACCTCGGCATTTTCTGCTTTGGCAAACCGCAGCGGACGTAGACCCTCGCTGTCTATGAAGCAATAGGCGCTCTGCTTGTCCCCTGGGTCAATCGCTAAGATTTTCATTTGTTGCCCTCATGTTGTCAAATATCCTCATCAAGGTCGTAGTGGTTAAACAACCACCGCAGAACTTCCACTAACCCGTCTTTATCAAAGTCGTAATGGTCAAGCAGCCAACACAGAGCCTTCGCTAACTCGTCTTTTGTGACGCTACTGAGTCTCTCCATATATGCCACCTGTTCAATGGCAAGTCTCCTTGTTTTGAAGGGGATGCTATCATCGTTCATCTTTGTTTTTACGATACTTACCGCCTGACTAAGAGAGACATTGAAAGTCGGAAAAAGGATTTTACTGCTCATGCTGTCCGCCCTCCCCGTCGTGGGTGTTACCGCAAACACCTTCACTACAAAATCCATTAAGTGGCATAGCTTTCTTACCGCACCAAACATAGCCAGACCCACCTTGGGTCGCTTTTTCGCATTCTCGGCAATAGCACCCGCCAGCGACATGGACGGGGTCAATGATTAGTTGCTCATCTATAAGCCGTGGTATGAATGCTTCTCCCCAATTACTCATCATGGGCAGTCCTTTTACTTATCTTTTCAGTTCATCAGAATCAATTAGCCTCATGCTCGTCCTCCTTGTCCATGGGAGCGCCGCAGTTGGGGCAAATCGCAGTATTTACGATGTATACTGACCTAACATGACAAACACTGCAAGTTCCACACATACAACTTTTAATTAGTCTATTTGGCCCTAAAAACTCCCATCTCCCGTGCCTCACCTCCGCAACGTCGGCGGCGGGCTCTTTCAGAACAATATCAAACGTTGACCCAGGAAGGACATCAGCTCGTCTTGTTTCATCATACCCAAGATTTTTTAAGAGCTGTGCCCTCTCGATGTACTCCTTCATTCTGACTCACCCCATTTCAATCAGTGCAATTAGGTCTGCAACAGAAATGTCATGCTCTTTTGCAAACTCGACCATGCGCAACTTTGCAGGCTTAAAATCTTCGTAATTGTCACAACCCCACTCACAGCCTTCGTATTCATCATAGTACTGACAGAAATTGCACTTTCTAAAATCATCCATCCTGCTCCCTCCGTAGTGCGGCCTCAATTTCCAAAATCGAGAATGTATGACTTAACGGCTCTGCGTTCGGGATTTCAGTCTCCGCCGTGATAAATATATTTTCAGGCGTGTAATCCTTAATAACCGCATTGCACCAAAACCCTGTGCTACTCTTGTATGAAACTTTATCCCCAGGTTGGCACGGCATCACCACGCACCGCCCCTCTTTGTCCGCCTGGGCAAGCTCGCGGAGACGGGTAGTTTTGATGTCCTTTACGATTTCCAATCTCTGAGCGTTCTCTGTCCGTAGAGTCATCCCGCGCCCATAAGCATCAAGTATACGATCAATCTCCTCCGGCTCCAGGCCCGTTTCCTCATAAGCAGCAAGGCGGTCAAGGATTTTACTATCTATCTGACAATCTCCGCCCATCTTCCTGCAATCATCTCTTGCCATATTGCATGTAATTTCTCCATTGCCAAGCCTATGAGTTAATCTTTCCATATGCTTCTTTAGATGACCCAACTCCATTCCAAGCCGTAAAATTTCAGCGTCTTTTGTGCGAGCAAAATCTAAAGATTCACGGACTTTCTCCAACTCAACTTGGGTTGCATGACAAACCACTTTTTCTTCCTGGTACATTTTCTGCAACTTCTCATTTTCAGCCTGGAACGTGGAGAGGACGGTAGCAGCATCAAGCGCAGCGCCCCTTCCCAATTCTTTCCCTTCAAAATATCCATTTAACTGCTCAATCAACTTCTCAATGTTCATCAGGTGTCCTCCTCTCCCTCCGGCGGGCGGTTGGAATTTTTCAACCTATATCCCTCATCAAATGCGGACAAGAATTTATCAAGAATCCGGTCCCGCAGCTTGTTATATCTTAACAGGTTATTGTGGCTTCCACCTTTGCACGGTGCGGGCAACTTTCCAAGCTCCCTCATCTCAACGATCATGCGGGTTATGTCTTGATTGATATCATTCATCTTTCAGCGTCTCCTTCCACCACGTCCCGTCTGGTTTATCCCTCCGAATGCTTTTATAAAATGCACATTTACTTGCTTCGGTTATGTTAAAGTGAGCACTTGGGCAAACATCCTCGAAAGCACAACTGTCGCAAATATCAGCCATCTTTCAGCGCCTCCAATCTCCATATACTATACGGAGCATGATACAATCGCCCATCATCTGTACACACCATAATCTGCATTGCTGAGGCGGTCGGGGTGTAGATTTTTGTTATCACGCCCCGGACACCGCTCACCATGCAAACGACCCTGTCACCTATCTCCATACAGCGCCTCCAATCTCTCCATCACCATCTGCACGGCCTCGTCCGTCATGGGAGCGCCGCAGGAAGGACAGAAATTTCCATCTTTCACAAAAAGGGAGATCGCAAACGCTTCGTATCCACACTTTGAGCATTTAACAACAGCAAAATGATCTATTTCGCTTGTATGACTATATTTCCACTTCCCCCTCCACACCTTCTCCACCTGCTCCCGGCTGACAGGACGGAGGGCGGAGAGGGCGGCTTCCTGCCATGCGTTTACCCATTCTGACAATGTTTCGGTTTCGATGTGTTCGCAAATCTCGTTGACGTTCACATCAGCAATCAAATCTTTTAGGCTCACTCCATCCCCTCCTTCGTCATCTCTGTTCTTCCCTCCCCGGCCTAAATATCACAACCATACAAGGAAACGGTGCATTCCATTTGGCGCCGCCAAATTTTAGTCGGCCGGGCACAAACCGGATCTCTGCCTGGTGATAGATGTACCGGTGAAACCACTGCGTGTCCGTCCTGGCTGGCAGCAGCATCACAACCGTGGCACCTTCTGAAACGCTGGCAACCGCTTTTTCGACCCATTTCCCGATCTTCCGTCCATAAGGAGGATTGCACCATACAACACCGGTCCAGGGCTGAGACAATCCGTCTTGCTCTGGGGTGTAATATCTTTCACACTTCGCATTCCACGGCAGAGCGCATGCGTCCAGGGAAAAACAAAACTCTGCATTGAGTTGGTCAAAAAATGCTTGCGGTGTTTCCCAGAGATCCGTTGTGCTGGTGAACATTCCTTTTGTAATACTCAATCTTTTCCCCCCAGCGTCGCCACTTCCCCGCCGCAAGCTGCGTAGCGCCATTCGTACCCGGCTGTTCTTTTCCTTCGACCTTTCAGCACTGCGCAAATATTTGATGAATCAGCCCCTATACTTTCTGCCGCGTCTTTAGTTGAACTATACTTTCTAACAACAACTCCATTCTGCAAGCACTCAACCGGAATAGACAATTTAGATGCAATTTTCTTTCTACTCTCTTTCGATAGAGACCGCCCAAGCAACTGTTTTCGCACTCGATCATATTCTGACGGATTTTTCTCAAAGTGCGCTTTCATGGATTCACTCATTTTCCTTCTTGCTTGCCCATAATTTACATTATACTTCGCCGTACACCATTCTAAATTCCTAACATTATTGTTAGATTTGTTTTCGTCTATATGGTTTATAATCGGAAAATTATTGGGATTCTCTATAAATGCCTCAGCAACAAGCCTGTGGACAAAAAAATTTTTCCATTTCCCATCATCGTACAGCCTAACCTTTACGTAGCCTCCATGCCCTTTCTTTATCGGCTTTAACTCCTTTGTTTTCCCGCGCTTCTTCGAGAAAACTTTTCCGTCTTCGGAAACGAAGTAATCTTTCCCATAATCAATCTTTTTCATATTCCCCACCTACGTCGGTTTCTCTTGTCGCTATTTCTCCTCCGCAGCAACCGTATCCGACCAAATCAATCCAGCTATCAATGTGCTCAGGGTTTACAGATGCCCGGGCAATCTTAAGCAAGGCCATCATGGCCGCCACATCCTCTGGCTCTAACTGTACATGGACCCCGGCGGCAACACACTTCGCACTGAGATAGGTGTGCCAGAATGCCGCAATCAAGCGAAAGCTATCTTCTGGAATTCCATAATCCTGCTCCCGCTCTCCGCACACGCACTCCTCCGCAGCGGCGAGAATTTCTTTCCTTGTCATGGGGTTCCCTCCTTCTTCTTCGCTGGCTTTCCATACCGATTAGTGATATAACACTTTCTGCTGCAATAAATTTCGTCTCTGGAGATAGGCAGAAATTTTGTTTTACACACCGGGCAGGTTTTGATCTCTCTTCTTTTTCCTTTCATCTTGCTTTTCTCCGTGCAAATATGCGACCCGCTTATCAATGCAAGCCTGGCATAATTTCTTCCCTGGCACAACATCTGGAGATTTGCAGAAAAAACAGGTCTCTCCGCTCAGCGCCATTTCCCAAGTCCTTTGACCCTCTTGATTTCGTTTTTCTCGCGCACGGTTCCTATGCTTTATGCGACACCGCTCACAGAGGGAATGCCCGTCATTAGGTTTTTTCTTGTAGCAATTCGGGCAAATGTTTTCTTCGACCATTTTTGCATACCGCTTTCGGCTTTCTTCCCTCATTTTTTCTGCGTATTCTGGTTTGCTTCTTTTGTTTTCGCTCCAACGCCTTGACTTTTGATTGCAATATTCACACATCGCTCTCCCAGCCATTGTGTAGGCGTCTTCTCTTCCGCAGATAGTGCATAGGCCGCTCTCCCGTCTGACCTTTCTACGCCGCCTTTCAAATTCTCTATCTGCTTCTGTATGCGTTCCCATATTCAATCACCACCAGACAATTCCTGATAGATCCGGCTGGCCACCACGTCCCGGCTGCCCTGGTACTTTCCGTGATACTGACTTAAAATCTCCCCGGTGGTGGTCTGATAATAAATCTGGCAAATCTCCATGCCGGGGTACACCCTCACCGGCTGCACGCAGGTCAGTTCCAGGGTCCAGTTCCCAGAAAAGCCCACATCGCCAAACCCGGCGGTCACGTGGACAAAGATGCCCAGGCGTCCAATGGAGGACCGGCCCACCAGCATGGGGACCAGGTTGTGGGTCTCAGTATATTCCACGGTTTTGGCCAGGTAGAGCCGCCCGGGGTGCAGCACCAGGCCCTCCTCCGGGATCACCAGCCGCCCCGTCCGGTTGTCCTGCTTTGGGTCCAGGACAGCCTCCTTGTAGGCCATCAGCTCGGGGGACAGCCGAAGATTGTAGCTGTTTGGTCCCAACCGGGATTCCTCCCAATCGCTGATGACGATGTTGCCCGCCTCCCGTTGGAGTTTGATTTCATTGCCGGTTAGAATCATGTCGTCTCCTCCAGTTTTATCTGTTCTGGTTTGAATGCGCTGTCTTTGATGTCCACATAACGCACGGTCCCGTATTTCTCCAGGTCACAGGCAATCGCCTCCCGCGTCCCTTCGGGATTCTCGACACTGGACGGAATGGGCCGCAGCTTTACGGTGATCTCCCACATGGCTCAAAGCTCCAATAGGCGACAGAGAGTTCCCTCTACCCGGGCCATGGCATACCGCGAGAGATAGTCCTTTCTGCGCTGTAAGCTGCGCTCTGGCAGCGATTTGACGTGCTCCAGGACCGCCACATAGGTTTGGCCTTGGACGCTCTCCACGGCGATATGGGACGCCGCCGCGTAGCGTTCCCGGGACACCAAGGGCGCCGCCACCACGCACCCGGTTTCCCGGTTGTTCTCGGCGGAAGAGAGGATCAGAACCGGTCTGCCATAGTCCTTCTTTCCGCCCCGATACCGGTCGGTTATGTAAATTTCGCCTTTGTGAATCATGCCTGCCTCCTTGCTGTCCGCCAGTTCCTTGCTCTGGAACAGTCCATGTAATATCCGCCTGCCATCTCAAACAGCCTTGAGCCGATGGCTTCATCGCCCCGGAGAATCGCCTCCAGCGTGTTCTCGCTGGAAAGGATGGTGGGCTTTTTGCTGATGTATCGCGCGTTAATCAGCTCGAATGCCAGGTGAACATCCGCCGGCCGAATTTCCCCCTTCCAGAAGTCATCCAGATAGAGCAGCGGCGTATTTTTCAAGGGTTCGGTTTCCTCCCGAAAATCGTCCCGATCATTTCCAACTGCCTTGGCCCTTCGCGCAAATTCCCGCCACGAAACATATAGGCCGGGTTTGCCGTCCTCAACGATGGCCCGGAAAATGGTGGTGCATAACGTCGTTTTCCCGCAGCCCGGGGTCCCGCAGATGATGAACCAGGAAGAATCTCCCGCCGCGATTTGCTGTACGTAGTCTTGCGCCATGTCAAGCGCTCTCCTCTGCCAGGTCTCCGGCGTTTTCCAGTTCTCCCAGGTGCAAGCCGCCAAGGCATCCGGCGGGATTCCGCTGCGGTCCATGGCTCCCATGGCGTCACGGATGCTCTGGCATTTGCAGCGCTGAAACCGCAGCGCCCCATTTTCCTCCACCGTCATGTACCCGCCCCGGTCATGGCACGTGGGGCAATGATAGCCTTTCAGCGTCCCGGGGGTCGCGTTGAAAAGTTCCGCCCGTTTCCGCTGTGCTGCGAAGAAATCAAAACGGTTCGTCGTCCCAGCATCCGTCAGTCGCGGAGGGGAGTTTGTCGATGATTGGGCCCTTGTTGGGAAGTCTTGCAAATGGATCATCCTCCTTTGCCCGCTTTTTCTTCTCGTCCTGGAGCCGGGTTACCACCCAGTTCAGAATGGCTCTGTAATCGCTCTTGTAGGTCTTCCCCGTCGCCCCTTTGTAG